TTCAATTACAGGTTCAAGCGTTACCTATGCAGGGGGTGGCGGAGCAGGTGCTTTTAATCCAGGTGCAGGTGGAGCAGGTGGTGGAGGTGCAGGTGGGAGTAATCCTTCTAATGCTGGAACTGCAGGTACAGCTAATACTGGCGGTGGTGGTGGAGGAATTAACGCACAACCATTAACTCCTCTTTCTGGCGGAGCAGGTGGTTCAGGTATAGTTGTTATTACTCAAGCAGAAATTGATTTTGAATCTGCTTCTGGTGTTTGGGATATTAGAACTGTATTTAGACAAATCGTAGAAGATGATTGGGTGTAAATAAGGTATAATTTTACCTATGAATTTAAAATGGTACTATTGGTACTTTCAATCTGTAATACCTGAAAGAATATGTGACGATATAATTCGTTACGGCAAAGAGCAAGAAAAAGAAACTGCTCTTACAGGTAGCTCCGACAAAGATAATCTCACTAAACTAGAACTTAAAAACATTCAAAAGAAACGCAAGTCTGATGTTGTGTGGATGAATGACAGGTGGATATACAAAGAAATACAACCTTACATACATCAAGCAAACGCTAGTGCTGATTGGAATTTTGAATGGGATTTTTCAGAATCTTGTCAGTTTACCGAATACAAAAAAGGTCAGTTTTACGATTGGCATTGCGACTCATACGAAGAACCTTATAACCAACCTGATAATGTAAACACACATGGTAAGTTAAGAAAACTTAGTATGACTGTATCGCTTACTGATCCTGATGAATACGAGGGTGGAGATTTAGAGTTTGATTTTAGAAACACAGACGAAGGCTCACAACCAAGAGTATGCGAAGAAATTAGAAAGAAAGGCAGCGTAATAGTTTTTCCTTCTTTTGTTTGGCATAGAGTCAAGCCAGTCACCAAAGGCATACGAAACTCTTTAGTATGTTGGAATTTAGGATACCCATTTAAATGAGCTTTGAAAAAAATAAATACCAAGTAATTAAAGGTGCTATATCAACAGAGTTAGCAGATTTTTGTTATCAATACTTTTTAAACAAACGAGCAGTTGCAAGGCATTTGTTTGATGAAAAGTATGTATCACAATTTACTGAATACTTTGGGGTATGGAACGATCACCAAATACCTGAAACCTATTCGCATTACGCAGACATAGTAATGGAAACTTTATTGCAAAAAGTTAAGCCTGTAATGGAAAAAGAATCAGGACTTAAACTGACTGAAACTTATTCATACGCAAGAATCTATAAAAAAGGTGACGAGCTAAAAAGACATAAAGACAGATACTCATGTGAAATATCTACTACCCTGCACTTAGGCGGAGATGCTTGGTCTATATTTTTAGAGCCATCAGGAGAAGAAGGCAAAAAAGGTATAGAGGTTAAACTAGAAGCAGGTGATATGTTGATGTATCGTGGTTGCGACTTAGAGCATTGGAGAGTAGAATTTAAAGGTAAAGATTGCGGTCAAGTGTTTTTGCACTATAATGACAGTAAGGGCAAAAATGCCAAAACCAACAAATATGATGGTAGACCTATGATTGGCTTACCCGCATACTTTAAAGGAGTTTAATATGGATATTTTAATACCAATAGGAATTATAATAATTATTGCATTATATGCAGTTAAGAAACTAAAACCAAAACTTTGGAAAGAAGCGATGTCAAGGTTTAAAAAATAAAATGACTACGGCTAAAGAAGCTTTAATTTTATTAGAATCGCACGAAAAACAATGTACGATACGATATGAGCATATAGAAAAACGTTTAGAGGAAGGCTCGGCTAAATTTAAAAGATTAGAGTTTATCCTTTGGGGACTGTACGGTTTAACAGCAGCGTCTTTAGGCGTTGAAAAGTTACTATAGGGGCGAGAGATGCCTTTACAAAAATTTATTTTCAAGCCTGGAATTAATAAAGAAGGCACCGCTTATTCTAACGAAGGGGGTTGGTTCGATTCTAATTTAGTTAGGTTTAGAAAAGGGCTTCCTGAAAAAATAGGTGGGTGGGCTAAAGCCAGTAACACTGCTTTTCAAGCAACGGGAAGAGCATTACACGCTTGGGTTGAGTTAGGGGGAACTAAGTTTTTAGGGTTAGGAACTACTTGGAAGTATTACGTTTTAGACGGAGATACTTATTACGATATCACACCTATACGTTCTACTGATGAAAACGTTACCACTTTTGCAGCAACAAACGGTAGTGCAATTATTACAGCAACAGATACATCTCATGGAGCTGTTATTAATGATTTTGTAACCATAAGTAATGCTGTTTCTTTGGGTGGGTTAATAACTGCTGATGTTTTAAATACAGAACATCAGATAACTTCGGTTACTGCCAATACATATACTTTTGTTGCTTCTGCTACAGCTAATGGTAGCGATACAGGCACTGGTGGAAGTGCAACAGATGCAGCTTATCAAATAAACGTAGGAATCGATACATACGTACCTTCTACAGGGTGGGGAGCAGGAACTTGGGGTCAAGGAACTTTCGGTTCAACAACAGCGTTAAGTTTTACTAACCAATTAAGGTTGTGGTCTCACGATAATTTTGGTGAAGACTTACTTATTAATCCTCGGTTCGGTGGAATTTTTTATTGGGATGAGTCTGATGGTCTAACAACTAGAGCAATAGCTCTTTCTGAACTTGCAGGAGCTAATTTAACACCCACGGTAGCTTTACAGGTTATGGTATCAGATATCGATAGACACGTTATATGTTTCGGTGCCGATCCTATTTCTGGAAGTAGTAGAACAGGTGCTACAGATCCTATGTTTATTGCTTGGAGTGATCAAGAAAATGCTGCTGAATGGGAACCTTTAGCAACAAATACTGCAGGATCTTTTAGATTATCAGCAGGGTCTTCTATTGTTGGGGCTATTAGAGCTAAACAAGAAACTTTAATTTGGACAGACACCGCGTTATATTCAATGACTTTTGTAGGTCAACCGTTTACTTTTAGTTTAAATCTTGTTAATGAAGGCGTTGGGCTTGTAAGTCCTAATGCTATGGTTAACACACCTAAAGGTATTTTTTGGATGGATCGAAAAGGTTTTTATGCCTATAGCGGTTCTGTACAAGAAATACCCTGTACTGTACAAAATCATGTATTTAGTGATATAAATCAAACACAAAGTTATCAAATATTTGGTTTTGTAAATAAAGCTTTCGATGAAGTTGGTTGGTTTTATTGTACGGCTGACTCAGACGTTCTTAATAAATACGTAGTGCTCAATTATGAAGAAAATGTTTGGACTATAGGTTCTCTTTCAAGAACGTGTTGGTTAGACGAAGGTATTTTTAGTGATCCTAAAGCAACAAGTTCAAGTTCTGATGTTGGTTACTTATACAACCATGAAACAGGTAACGATGACGATGGTTCGGCTATGACTAATGTTTTCATAGAATCTAGTGATTTTGATATAGACCCTGCAGGAGAAGATTTTCAATTCATAAGCCGTGTTATCCCAGATATACAATTTACAGGGACTGGAGATACGGGCAGTGCGGGTCAAACAGTAAACGTAGTTTTAAAACGTAGGAATTTTCCTGGACAATCTTTAACCACAGGAATTACCAGTACGTGTACTTCGGTAACCACTAAAATAGATACTAGAATAAGAGGTAGACAAGCTGTTTTACGAATTGAATCAGACGACGATGGGGATTCATCCACTACTCAAGGTGTGGGTTTTAGAATAGGAGCTATGCGATTAAACTTTAGACCTGACGGTAGAAGGTAATGGGTAAGCTATTAGAAACAAAACTTCCTCAAGCTATTGGCGAGATATCGGCAGAAACTTTTAATAGATTAGTACGAGTTTTAGAACTAAGTTTAAATAGAGTTGATGTAGATTCAACATTATCGGTAAACGAAACACAAAGAAACTTAAATAAATTTAATACGGGCGATGTTATTTGGAATCTTGCTACCCAACAGTTACAGCTTTGGAATGGGTTACAATGGATAGATATTTATTCAGGAACAGAAAAAGGAGTTCAAGCAAGGTCTTATATAGGAAATTTAAGTGTTGCTACAAACGGTGCTACTTCTATAGAAATAGGAGAGTCGAAAACAGGTTGGCAACAAGAAAATTGGTACAATTAAATATGGATATTAATAAATTAAGAGAAGAGTTAGAGTTTGATGAAGGATGTATTTATGAGATTTACAACGATCATTTGGGTTATCCCACTTTTGGTATTGGTCACCTTGTACTTGAAAGCGATTCCGAACACGGAGAACCAGTTGGAACCGCAGTTTCAAAGGAAAGAGTTATTGAATGTTTTGAAAAAGATATAGAGTCTGTCTTTGCAGATTTAGAAAGAAACTTAGCATGGGCTTCAGAACTTCCTGAAGACTTAAAACTCGTTTTAGCAAATATGTGTTTTAACTTAGGGATTACACGGTTATTAAAATTTAAAAAGTTTTTAGGAGCCTTAGAATCGAAAGATTATAAAACAGCTTCTGAAGAAATGATGGATAGCCGATGGGCTACACAAGTTGGTCCAAGAGCAGTACGATTAAGAGACAGGGTAAAAAACGCATGAAAGGTGTAAAACATTATAAAAAAGATGGTACTGAACATAAAGGTAGTTCACATAAAATGGCTAACGGTACTTTACATACAAATAAAACACACACTAAAACAAGTGTAAAACTTTTTCATTTTAAAGATTTAAGTAAAAAAGCAAAAACGAAAGCAAAACCTAAAAGGAAAAACAAATGACAGCTAAGAAAAAGACTCATAAAACTAAAGACGGTAGAACTGCTAAAAAAGGATTATATTACAATATAAACAAAAAACGTAAGGAAGGAAAAAAGATGCGTAAAAAAGGAGCTAAAGGTGCTCCGACTGCAGCAGCTTTTAAACGTTCCGCTAAGACCGCTAAGAAACCTAAAAAGAAAAAGTAATGGCAGAGACTAAGAAGCGTAAAGAAAAGTCTATACGACGTACTACGAA